CATCAAGTTCAACACCCTCTTTGCCTAATGTTCTGGATGTATAATTATCAGTTACTTTTTTCTTTACAACATTATATCCAGCTTTAGATAAATCATTGAAAAACTTTTGAACATCTCTACCACCAACATCATCTTTAACATTAAACTTGCTAAGATCATCTGCGTGGTCATCAAATAATTTATATTTTTTAACCAGTTTATTAACAAGTTTTACATGAGGTTCGTTCCCAGTTCTAACAGGTTTTTCATCTGGAGCATTTATTTGAAATTCCACTCCAAAAGTTTTTGTTGTTTTCTCATTGAGTTCCTCTGAACAATCATCACAACACTCACCAGTTTTTTCTAACATCTTGTCGTGGACTTCATTTAGTTTCCACCACCAATCATTTCCATGTCTCAACTGATAAGATGCTCTTGTCTCGTTTGATTCAAACCACTCTTGAACACTACTAAACTCTTCTGACTTTTTTGCGGCCTTCTTTGCTTTCTTTGCGGCCCTTGCTTTAGGTTGTAGGTCTGGGTCTGCTTTACCACCTGTCAACATGGAGTTCACTCTTGCCATTGCCCACTGTTGTGGAGTGGTGCCTGGTCTGTGTCCAGTTTTCCATGCGGCCATACCTCTATCATAACTCTTTTTTAGAATACCATAGGGAACACCAGTTTCTTTGGACTTGTTAACCAGTCCTTGAATTTTCTCATCTAAATGATAGAACTCCATATCTACATCCTCTTTTTTTGCCATCTTTGTTAGAGTTGCATAATATATTGCTTCACCTTCTTTACCATACCTATCAGTAAAATCTTTCTTTGAAATTTTCTTTTCTAGGTCTTTTAGTTTTTCTTTTTCTGTTCCAGTAAGTTTTCTTTCACCATACATCTGCTTATACTTTTTAGTATACTGTGATGGTTTTGTTTTTTTACCTTTGTCGCCAGGAGAAGGTGTGTATGCTTTTGGATCATCGTCACTCATCTTTGCCTTTTTATCAAAGGCTCTTGCACGAGCTTGTTTTGTTGATTTTTTCATATCCTTACCACCAGCACCTTTTGCGAAATACTTTGCTGGTTCTGAGCCTGGACTATCCTTTACGTCTGGGTCTTGTTTAACCCTTGTAATCTTTTTTTGTTCATCAATATCATGTAACCACGTTTTGTGTACTTTGTTATCTTCGTCTACAAAAGAAAGGTAATTTGTTCCTTTACGAACAACTTTACCCTTTATACCATTTGCCTCTACTATATCTCCCACGTTCCAGAGTTTACCTGTGAGATATAAGTCTCTCAGAGTTTCAAAGTCATTCATATCTCCCATGTCTCATTCTTCACGAATACCCATGTATTTACGAACATCGTTGTATAACTTCAGTGCATCTCTAAAACCAGATGGTAGTCCTGTCTTAAATGAGTCAAAGTCTCCAGCAGTTGCAGCCGCCCTCATCTTAGATGCAGACATTCCCTCGACACCCTCTGCATCTGGATCACGTTCTCCAGCAGATACAACTTGAACAGAGTCAAATTTAAATAACTGATTGCCTTTTTTGTCTGGTGCATCATTATAACGATTGAGTAAAGTAGAAAACTCTTTGACCCTATCAGAACCAGCAACCATAACTAAATCTGTAAATCCCTCTTTGTATAACATCTCTGCAATTTGTATGGCGGTTCTTCCATCTTTACTTGCAATGATATTTCTTTTATGTCTAGGAAACATCTTTCTCATATATGCGACTTTGAGAGAGTACGGCAGTGGATCTTTCTTTGGATTTTGCGTATGAGATGGATAGATACGATATGGATTAGAACCAGCAACAGATGCAACTTTGTCTATGAGTTTTTCATGTCCAGTTGTTGGTGGATTGAATCTACCAAAGGTGAACACTATCTGTCCTTTTGACTCTGACAACATATCCTTAAAACTACGCATCTTGTTTTTTCATCCTCGCCTGTTTTACTTTTAGTAATTCTTTTTTCTTTACAACCTTTACAGATCTGGTTGCAATCTTATTAATCATGCCACCATACTTCGCACCAACCATCTGATCAATCTTGACCCTTTGTTGGACAGGCATATCTTTGTATTGTGGATAGAATTTGTCTAGGACTTTTTTCTTTGCTAACTTTGCAGCTTTGACTTTAATTTTCTCTGGTGACGCAACTCTTCTTTTAGATAACTCTACCTTTCTTTTGAAAGCGGCAGTCTTAGTTATCTTTGCCATTCTACGAGCTTGTTTGCGTCTTTGTGCAAGGTTTACTTTCTTCAACTCGTTTATGTCAGAGTAAAGTTCCGAAAATGTTATCATTTGTCCCATGCCTTTATCGCAGTAAAGTTGTTAAACGAGAACTCCATTCTGTCCACAAGTTTAACAGCACCACCACTAACTCTATCAATCGCAACATACCCCTCTGGGTTTGTCACTTTAAATCCATTTGAAGTCTTGACAAACGTATCTGTCAATCCCTTAACACTATTTAGTTTTTTTACAATTTGCATTTTTGCATCTACAAGTAGATTTTGGAATGTAATTATATTCACAAGATTATTAGTGTGTTTCGTGACTTCTCTTACAAGTTCCTTTTGTAATTTTGTATATTTCTCTTTACCCTTTACTGACTTTGCTTTATCAACTTGTTTTTGCACTGTCATCTCAACCCACTTCTCATATCCCTTTGCATGAGCCTTTGGGTTTTTAATTGTCTCTCCAACACGAACTTTACTGTTGTTGTATGTTTTGAGTGATGCACCAGCAAGTGTTCCAGTAAAACTATCTTGTAACTTGAGAAACTTTGTTAGTTGTGGAGAGTTTATTTTTTGAAAAGTTTTACCAGTCCTAGATAATACACTAGTAACGAGTTCTGTTTCTTTTTGATTAAATGTTGCTTTACCAGTAACATCTTTATATGTCGCATCGTCCATCCAGATAGATGATGGTTTATTCAATCCTTTTATGTCTGCACCAAATGATGCTTTCATATCTTGTAATGTATTACCAGTATAAGTGGTATGCCACACTACACCGATCTTTGCACTATTCATCACTGAACCCAATGTGCTATTTTGAGGAACAGCATATACAATAGTATTAGGTTGAAAAGTATAATATTTTATACCATCAATAGTTTGTGATTCAATATCGTCTGTAAACATGAGATCACCTTGCAGTACCCCCTTAATACCCAATTTAGAAAACTCTGCAAGTGCAATCTTAAATTTAGAATTAAGTGCTCCAGATAAATCATCATCTATCTCTGCCTCTGTCTTGTATAGTTTTGGTGTTGCGTTGAATACAGACTTTTTTGCAACAAAAAACTTACCATCCTCTGGGTCTGTACCAGCAAATATCGCAGGCGCACCATCCCACTTGACAGTCATGTTTATAGATGAACGAGAGTTACCTGATAACATATCTCTTAGAGATCGTAGAAAGTTTATTGCAGCTCTACCACCATCGACACCATGATTAATAATCTCATCTTCTAGATGTTCTAGGTGTAAGTTTTTACCAGCCTTACTTTCATTTAACATTTCTGTAAATCTAATCATTAAATCAAAGCCTTACTTTTATCTTGATACTTGTTTCCTTCTATCTTTAATGTGAACGACCTACTTTGATCTGCGATAAGTTCAAACATTAAATAGATAGGCTCTGGTTTTCCACCGACATCCTTAAAGTCTGTTACAGTTTTCAAATGGATGACATTATACAATTGTTTTGTTGTGTCTCCCTTTGACGTTGCTTTTCTTACACTTATGACCGCAACAGGGAAGTCATTAAAGTCTCTACCTGTTTGAGTTAATTCATCTGTCTTATCTCTTTTATAATCATCTCTTGTTCCTAAAACAACTGCTTTACCTTTTTCTCCACCATATGCAATAACAAGAGGTAATGAAGTGTTTCCAAACTTAGCCTCAGATTCAAACTCTGCTGAAAACGAAAATAATGCTTGACTTAAATTTTCATATTTGCCCATATTCTTTTCTATACTTTTCAATATCGAAAATATAGCAACATTTGCAGAATAATTCATTCCTACCTTTAGTGCAAGATAGATATCAGATTTTGTTATAACATCCCCAACTTTACTTTTTATAACTTTATCAACCCCATTCTTTATTTCATTCATTTCTAAAATACCAGCATTAGTATTTGGTAACATCAATATAGGTGGTACTTCACGGCCAGGGGCGGTAAACTCCGTATTTAGTTTCTGTATTAATGCAACATTAGCATTATGAAGTCTATTGATTGCGTCCTTTTTTATGAACTCTCTTTCTATCACCTTAAATTGTCCAACCAATTTTTGTGTCACTGGGATTTCTTGACTTTTCTTTTCGCCAAGAAATGTTGTTAAATTGGATTCATTTAAATTTGTGTCTTGAAGAACACTAGTTATGGCTTTCATTCCACGATTTTTTGTAATGATTTTATTAGAAAGTTTAACCGCAACTCCTACTATTACTTGTGATAATTTTAGATAAGTCTTTTTTACCCAACCAACAAAATTTTTAAATCCACCAGACACAATGTCTTTGAATTTATCAAACATATCAGAAAACAATCCCTCTGTCTGTAATCCCTTTGCAATATCAGAAGCTTGTGCAATGTCACCCAAACTAGCACCACCAGCATAATTTTTATTGATAAAGGTTGTAACTCTACCAACCCTTGCTTTTTCAAATCCTTTTTTCAATGACACCTGATAGAAAGAAACTACTTCTTTCCCTTTGTCATTCATCAAGGTAACTAAGCCTTTTTTATCAGTATTTACTCTTTGGGATTGTTTGTTCTCTGGCAGTCTAGATATTTCTTTGACTACGTTAAGTAATGACTGTCTTGTTCCATTTTTTATACAGATCATATCTGCTGTATTTTGTTTTTCTCCAGTTGGAACTTGAAATGATGTGGGAACGATATTGTAATATTCACCGATACTTTTGTGGATAAAATC